CAGCCTGCCAAGATTCACAGCATGAGCACGACACAGTCCAAATCCTGACAGGTTCAACATCTCTCTGTAAATGTCGTCCTTCATGGGATGATCGCCCAGACGGTTCATGAACTCCATGACTTTTTCTTCGTTCTTTTTGGCAAACGCACGACGATACATGTCGGCTTCGTATGCGTTGACACCAATCAGTTTCATGATGCGTTCTATGGCATCGTCCTCGCACACAATGGCACGTTCCTTGGTGCTTTCAGCAGTCCAGTCACGAAACCATGCTGCCTTGCGCCGCCCTTCCATGGCCACAGGACGCACCAGAGCAGTGGCAAACACACAGTCTGCTACAGATGTTGGTCGGATGGCTCGGAACAGTCGCCGCATGGCCGGGCTTTCGCCTTGCGTTACACCCAGCACGTCACCGCGAGCCAGCAGGTCTGCTGTGGCTTCGTCTTGGGTGGGATACTCGTGTATCATGCGTGTGGGATCAATTTCCATGAGCTGGCTCAAGCCACGATTGGCCAAGATGTCTACTTTGAGATGTTCTAGATCCTCAACTTCGTTTTTGTCCAGCAGGATAAGATTGTCTTCGCGGAACAAGCTCTTGGGTAGCTGGCGATCAAACACAATCACTCCACCGCAGTGTTTGCTCAAACAGCGTGTCTTGCCCATGAGTTTTTTTTCAATGCGGCGTGCTTCAGTTTCGTCCACGCCCAGTTTTTTATAGTCAATGTCTCGGGGCAGTCGTCCTCGGGCACCCAAGCGTCGGGCAGCTTCTCGCCGTGCTGACTTTTCTTTGTATAGCACATAGTTGGATATTCGGGCTGTGCGCCCGGGCCAAGCGTCAAATATACGCTGCATGGCCAGCTCTTGCTGGTGATGTGGTACGTCAATGTCCACATCAGGCAAATCGTCGCGCAAGGGATTGAGAAAGCGGGCAAAAGGTATGTTCCACTCTATGGGATCCACATCAGTGATACCCATGAGATAGCACACCAGGCTGGAGCCTGCTGAGCCGCGAGTCATGTGGGGAATGTCTGAGTTGAGATCCAGCACACGCCGGATTTTGAGAAAGTATTCTGTGAAGCGTTGAGCTACTATTACTTCAAATTCTTCTACTAGTCTGAGTTGGTATTGTTCTTGATCTGGACAAGGTCTGCGAAATTGTTTGAGTAGTGCTTCTATCTGTTCTAGTTCTGTCATAAAATGCCTTGGTTGTTGCCTTACTGAATATTTACAGATTGGCAACACCCAGGCAAAATTATGACGTCACAGCCTTGATCACAGCAAAGTTGAACACTGGCTGTTCAGTAGTGGTACCAGCAGTGGTGGCAAATGTGATTCTAAAGCTGCCTGCGGCCACTGCTGTGACATGCAATCGATACAGATCTGTGCCAGACTTTTGATTGACAATGATTGTATCAGTGGCGGCCACTCGGCTGTTGGTCACTGTAAAACTTTGCCAAGATGTAGACCCAGCAGCAGATACCAGTGTGATAGCACCTGAATATGCATTGATGATCACGCCAGTGGTGCGAGATGTTCCTTGAGTAACTGTGCTGCCAGCACCAGTGCCATAGCCCACGGCCGCTTGACCACTGCCCAACAGCGGTCTGGTCAAGTCAGTAACAGTAACTGTGGTCCCACCATCAATGGTAGAGAATTCAAAATCATAAGTGCCAGTAGCAGCAAATGTTATTACGTTACTGGCCCACCCTTGGATGCCAGCAGTGCCCAAACTCACAGCCGCAGGCAAGGTAAGGGTATAACTGGTGTTGCTGACCACTATTCTAAAACGCAATACACCTGCTGTGCCCGATGTAGGCCAGTTAGAAAACGCAATAGTTGCATTGCCAGTTTGGCTCGGCATCACATACCAATTGGCCGCAGAATAATCCAAACTGATAGTGCCAGATGTTGTAGTTAGAGTAACCAGCTGCCAGCTTACATCACTGAGTTGCACAGCATAAATCAAATTGTTATTCATGTTGTTGTCTAGTGTAGTGCCTGCAAGAGCTGCTTTGAACACACCATTGATTTGCAGATCTGTGATTTCAGTGGCTGCAAACTGAAAATTAGTTTTGGTATTAGTAAAGTTGTCTCGCATGCCCTGGCTATTGTTGGGCACACCTGGCACAGGGTAATCACCGTTGATGTTGTTGGGATTGATTTGACTGGTCATATTGGATCCTAAGATTAGATATTTATTTGATTGGTGCCCGTGCTAAATAATCCAAAGGCCCTTGAGTTATGCAAAAACGCACTCGTAGCATACTAGAAGAATTAGACACACTGTATATTGAACGCGATCCCAAAGTCATGATTGAAAATCGCGCCCACAATATCATTGCCAGCGCTATCAGACTTTTGGAACACATTGAGTCTGAATTCAGTCCAGATCAAGCCGAAAATCTACAAAGAAAATTGCTCAATGCCATTCGAACTCGAGACGTTGATAAATTTGCTAGATCTGTAAGGAGAACCAATGCAGATCTATGAAATCATGCAACCAAGGTCCAAGCCTATTACAGAAATCAACCTAGCTGGAGCTGTCAAATCTATAGGTGCAGCAGCCAAAACTGCAGCTAAAGCTCTGCCGCAGGCAGCAATATCAGCAGCTGGGCAATATCTAGAAAAACAATCAGGTATTCAAGGATTGGCTGCTCTAGCACAACCAGATGCCAACCCCTATGCAGGTGCTGCAGCCAAAGACAAAGCCATGGCTGCAGTAGGCACTGTGAGTAAACCACAGGCCAAACAACAAAAAGCACTGTTTGATAAAGCACTGTCTCAACTCATGGCCGAAAAAGGAGTAACCAACGCTGCTAATCTGCAGCAAAGTGATACCAAAGCTCTGAGTCAGAATTTGTTTCAACAAATAAATCAAAATCTGCTAGCTGGCCGACTGGATGATTTTGCTGATCTTCCGTCAATGATCAAAGCAGGTCAACCACAGCAACAGGCCAACGATATTGTCAAACGCATCAATGATGCCATGACAAAATTGCAGGATGTGGCCACTTATTCAGTTACCAAACCCATGGACCAAGAACTGATCTGGCAACAACTGACTCAGGCTGCAGGCGAAGCTTTGGTCATGATGCAGTTTGATAACAAAATGGGATCTCCAGGCGGATACGCAGCTCCGCCAGCAGCAGCCAGTCCTGCTGCCAACGCTGCAGTACAAAAAATGGCACAAACCGCCGCTGCCGGCAGACTCACAGCTCAACAACTGGGCATCAATCAATCGCAAATTAGAAATTTTCAGAGCAAATTTCCTCCTGGCACCAATCCCAGATTAGATGGTTTGTTTCAAGCCATAGGTCTATATCCCACACCATGATATCAAAACTATTAGAAGGCGGCAATGTATTCAAAGATGCCGACGGCAATCCGTTGACCCAACGCATCAATCAGGCCGATGTGCCTGCAACCATTGCTTGGATAGAAAAAATTACAGGATTAGACTTTCCCAAAGAACGCTGGTTGGGCTCAACTGGTCGCCGAGACACATCAGGAGATCTTGACCTTGCAGTTGATACAGCCGAAATCAACAAAGAAGCACTGGCAGCGCAGTTGACTCAATGGGCGCAAAGCCAAGGCCAAGATCCTAGAAATTGGGTACGCAAAGCTGGTGAAATACATCTGCGCACGCCCATTGCTGGCAATCCTAAACTGGGATATGTGCAAACAGATTTTATGTTCATGCCCAATGTAGACTGGGGAACTTTTTTCTATGCTGGCGGCGAAAACTCCGCTTACAAAGGCATGATACGCAATGTTTTGATGTCAAGTCTAGCCAAAGCCCAAGGTTTACGAGTGGGCGCCAACGGAATGTTCAGCCGCACTACCAATCAGCTGGTAGACGGAGGTCTTGATCCAGACCATGTGGCACGAGTGTTGTTGGGAAGCAGTGCCACAAGAAACAATCTCAAAAGCGTAGAAAGCATCTACGCTGCATTGGCTCGGGACCCAGATCGTGACACCAAGCTAGCAGATTTCAGAGAATTTTTACAGCGCGAAGGCTTGCAAGAACCTGATCTAGTGCGCGAAAACAGCGACGTGAACTTTTTGGCCAGATTACGGGATCGTATTGTAAATCAAGGCATGGCACCATTGATTGAAACTAATACTGCCAATCCTTACCAGCTGTACGAAGCAGCTCCTGCTGGTGTGGGCGGTAGAGCCAAGGGCATAGAACACTTGGAAGATTTGGTGTTTAGATTTGGTATTGACGGAGTAAATCAAGCTCTCAATATCATTGATCATGTGGCCAAAAATCCCAGCTCAACCACAGTAAAATGGGATGGTAAACCTGCTGTGATATTTGGACGCAAACCCAGTACTGGTGAATTTGTGCTCACTGATGGTGCAGGATTTGAAGCCAGGGGATACGACGGCCTTGCCACTTCGCCTGAAATGATGGCCAAGATTCAACAGCAGCGCAGTGGTGAGCGCAGCGAACTCATTGACCTGTATCGCAGAATTTGGCCTCTGCTGGATGCGGCTGTGCCACAGAATTTTAGAGGTTATGTCAAAGGCGATTTGTTGTATGTAGACACTCCTCCGTTGCAGGCTGGCAATTATGTGTTTCAGCCCAACACTGTGGAATATCGAATCCCTGAAAAATCCAGTTTGGGTCAGCGCATTGGTAACAGCACAGTGGGCATAGCCATGCATACCATGTACGCTGACCAAGGTGAGCCCAGCCAACCTTTGCGCAGAGTGTCATTTGACACTGTGCCTGGGTTATTGCTGATGGAACCCATCACAGCCAACACCGTAGAACCTGACAAAAACTTGATCAAACAAATCAAAACCATTGCTCGCAGTGCCGACGGTCGGGCAATTGCCACCTTGTTCAACCCTGCAGAGCTCAGACAGCAACAAATCACTGATCTTGCCAAACTATGTGTGGATTACATCAACTATCGCATCGGAACCGGCAGCTATGACAATTTGCTGGCTGATTTTGGCACGTGGTTGCAGAGCAAAGTGTCTGCTCGCAAGTTTGCAAACATTGTGGAATATCTCCGATCACCGGCCAGCAACACTGGTGCATTGGCAGCAGCGTTCAGCTTGTTTTTGTTGCTGCACCAACTCAAAGGTAATGTACAACAACAGCTAGACCGGCAGGTACCTGGCAACGAAGGCTGGGTAATGGCCACCCCTTATGGTTATGCCAAAGCAGTAAATAGATTTGATTTCACAGCCAGAAACAGGGCTAGAAACAACCCCTAATGAATGTTTTTTGGTCAGCAGCATAAATAAAAGCAGGTCCGCCGTGACCACTTTATAAAGGAGATTATCATGGCATATTTCGCCCCCGTAAACGGTGATGCGCAACCGGTATTTGCGTTAGACACACAAAATGGTCCTATTGCTGCTAGTACCAGCACCACTGGTAGCCCAGTTCAACCACAAGGTCCCAAGCTGGACTTTTTCCGCGTGGTAGCCAACGCTTCTCTTGCTGCTGAATCTGGCGTGCAAGAATACGTGGCAAACGTAATCCAGGCCGTGCAACAGACATGCACAGTGGCCATGTATCAAGTTGATACTGGCAACGTAATCAGCTTTGCTGTGTACCCCACAGGTGCTTTTGCTGGTAACGCTACTGTGAGTGCTGCTGCTTTCTTGAGCGCAGCCAACATTACCTACACTGGTATCCAGTTGAATAGCTGCACCAACGCTGGTTTCAAACTGTCGACCTGATAGTTTTGCGATCCAACAGACCCTGGACATAAAAACTCCAGGGTTTCTTTTTGTCTGTAAATAATGTGCGATGAAAATTCTGTGCCGCACTTTGTTTGACTGTAGCCGAACCGGCACCACGGGACATTTTCGCTTGTCTCAAATTCCGTTTCAGGATGCAACTGGAAGATCAATCAATGACTTACAAGACTGGAATTACAGTCGTAATCAACAAAGAAACTTTGAAACTATCATGCAAATGATCAGTCTCAGAGCACAACCCACTGTGACAAAAGACCCCCAACAGGCTGACGGTAAATGGCAATTTGAGTTTGAAGTAGAAACAGCTGGCGTATACAGCCGCAACGGATCAGCTGAAGATACCACTGCACTGTTGGCCGAATGTCAAGGAACGCCCATGATTCGAGGTCTGCAAGAATCATTGACCAACGTTGATTGCCTACAGACCACAGGTCCTGAACAAAACATTTGGTTTGAAACCATAAATATCTGATGTCTGATACCACTGATATAGAAAAGAAAAGTCTAGAAGCGCATGTGGAATTATGCGCAGAACGCTATAAAATGCTGGAAATCAAACTCAGCAATGTAGAATCCAATGTTGCAACAACCAAAGCCATGGTAGAAGATGTTGCTGCCAGTGTATCGGCTATGGCAGAAAAAAACAACGATAGACTGATCCAATGGGGAGTAGGCATAATTGCTGTGCTGGCTGGATTGTGTGGTTGGCTATTAGACACTTATCTATCAAAATGAATGTTGAACAAAAATTAGATAGTTTTGCTCGCAAAGAGCTGCGCAAAATTATGCCTGATCTTATAATCCAGACTGACAGCGATCACCACTTGGTGTTTGGATCCTATGTACTCAACAAAACTTCTCAAGGCATTGATTTATTTTCTCCCAGCGGCGACTTTGTGTGTAGATTTGGAAATCAGCGTTCGGCTCTGAGTTTTTGCATTGCCGAAAAATTTCGCAGATACAATTTAGCAGCGCAAATACGTAACCTTGATGCAAAACACACGCATCTGACCAATGACATTGCTTGCAGGCAGGCCATGGCTGAAAACAGTGACCGCAGCACATTCAAAGAATTGGTGCATACAAAAATTTCAACCAAAATTCATCAACGCCGTGCTGTGGCCAACGAACTGGAAAAATGTATAAATTTGGCTAAATACTTACAAATTAAAGGATTCCAAAATGAAACTGCAAGAGTTTTCACAAGTTAGACCCACCGAACAGGTGACCAAAATATTTGAAAGCCATTTTGGCTCGCACATGGCGTTTGACCAACTGACTGGCAAACAATGCCGTAGCATGCTCACACGTATCCGCAACGTGTTGGCTGAAACTCGACGCAGCCCAGGGTTTCATCGTAGTGAACAAAATCCTTCGTATCTAAAGTTGATGATGATGGAACAGGCTTTGACTGCCAGACTCAAAGAAACCATGCCTGCCGCTGCCGCACCCAATACCAAACCAGCAGCGCCAACCGCATCTAATACCGCAGTAGATCCCAAACTCAAAGCGGCACAAGACAAAATCAAAAAAGGTCAGTCACTGAGTGCAGAAGAACAAAAGATGGTCAATGACAATGCAGCAGCCATGGCTGAAGGTCGTTTGCGTCGTGCCTATCGCATGCTCAAAGAGTCAGAAGTGCAGCAAGCACAAGTTGTGTTAGCAGCTCAAGACATGGTAGACAAAATGCAAGGCATGTTGGAAGATGTCAGTGAACTACAATTCAAAGAATTGCCTGCACTGGTTGACTCAATCAAGAACCAAGTGGGCATTGACCAAGCCACACAATTCAACACTGACGCCACTGCTGCTCTAACTGGTCTGATGCAAAACTTACAAGGTGCTAAACAGCAATTGGATGCTGCCCTAGGAGTGGTCACCGGTCAACAACCTGCTGCTGTACCTGGCATGGATGCTGGTGCTGACATGGCTGCTGCCGGAGCTGACATGGCTGCTGCCGGTGCTGACGCA